CAGGCTAAGAATAAGATTTCAGTTGTTAGGATCAGGAGGTCTAATAGCAGTGCGTAGAGATCGTGATTTTGATGACCCTGTATACAAAGACTGGAGAAGCAAGGTCTTTAAAAGAGACAGATACCAGTGTCAGATGCCGCAATGTGGTCGTAAGAAAAAAATAAACGCGCACCACATTAGGCGGTGGGCAGACTCTGCCAATCTACGTTTCGATACTCTTAATGGCATCACTCTGTGCTGGAGTTGTCACAGAAAAATAACTGGGGACGAATTGCGTTACGAGGGGCTATTTATACAAATAGCATATGAGAATGAAGCAAAATAATTTTGTTATCATTGAAGACACGCGCGAAAAGAATGGCTGGGACTTCGATGGGTTCGAAGAATGTAAAGCAACTATTCAGCGCGGGTTGAAGACAGGCGATTACACCTTGGAGGGGCTGGAAGACGTTCTATGCATAGAGCGCAAAGCTAGTACTGGTGAACTGTCTATGAATCTTGGCAAGAAGCAGAAGCAGTTCGACGCAGAAATAGAAAGAATGTCTGAGTTCAGATGGGCATATATTTTATGCGAATTTTCGATTGATACTCTGATGCAGTTCCCCAAGAACAGCAGCATCCCCCACAATAGATGGAAATATTTGAGAATGAATGGTAAATTCATGTGGAGAAAGATCTGCGAATATAAAGAGCAATACGGTATTGAAACATTATTTTGTGACACGAAAGAGAACGCAGAAGAAAGCGCCATGCAAATTTTCAACAAGGTTACAGAGATAATAAACCGTGAGCAATCTGAATAATGCCATAGAGGATGCTTGGCTGGATATTGATATAGATGAATCCAGTCTGATCAATCCATTTGGCTTTGACACCGACGAGGAATTTCACCTCAAGCTAACGTGGCTGTTAATGCAGCCAGAATATTTTTGTTTTATTTGCAAGCATATATTCAACGTTGAGATTCTACCTGTACAGGCTCTCATGATTAGGGAATTGTGGAACAGAAAATTTCCCATGCTGATCGCCTCCCGTGGGTTTGGCAAGTCGTTTATCCTGTCCTTATATGCGATGATGAGAGCTTTGCTACTACCTAACCGAAAAATCGTTATCGTCGGCGCAGCTTTTCGTCAATCTAAAGTTCTGTTTGAGTATATGGATGGCATTTGGAGAAATTCTCCGATACTTAGGGATATTGTTGGGTCAAGCGGAGGCCCAAGAAAAGACGTAGACATGTGTAGGATGATCATTGGTAAAAGCACTATTACCTGTCTACCCCTTGGTGATGGGTCTAAGATTCGCGGCCAACGAGCAAACGATATTATCGCAGATGAATTCGCCTCTATCCCCAGAACAATTTTTGAGAACGTTGTCGCGGGTTTTGCTGCCGTTAGTGCATCTCCAATAGAAAACGTCAGAAGGCTAGCGGCCAAAAAAAAGGCAGAAGAACTGGGTAAGGAGTTTATAGAAACCGATGGAACAGATGCAACGATGGGCAACCAGATTATTTTATCTGGTACAGCCTTCTATGATTTTAATCACTTTGCAGAATACTGGAAAAAATGGAAAGAAATCATATACAGCAAAGGGCACCCCGAAAGACTGAGTGAAATTTTTGGAGGAGAGAAGATACCAAATGGATTTGATTGGAAACAATATAGCATAATTAGAATTCCTTTTGAACTACTCCCACCCGGTTTCATGGATGATGCACAAGTCGCTCGTTCTAGAGCAACTATGCATGCAGGTATTTATCAGATGGAATACGGGGCTTGTTTTTCTACTGACAGTAATGGATTCTTTAAACGGTCATTAATTGAATCATGTGTGGCCTCGCCAGAAAATCCTATTTCCCTTCCCAGTGGAAAAGTAGAATTTCAAGCAGCCTTAAGAGGAACAGGTAATCGGAGATATATATACGGAATAGATCCTGCATCTGAAGTAGACAATTTTAGTATTGTAGTTTTAGAAATGAACTCAGATCACAGAAAGATGGTCTATTGTTGGACCACCACAAGATCAGATCATAAAGAGAAATTAAAGGCTGGCTTGGTAAACGAGACAGATTTTTATTGTTATTGTGCGCGAAAGATTCGTGACCTTATGAAAATATTTCCCTGCGATGAAATTGCTATGGATGCTCAAGGAGGGGGAATAGCTGTCATGGAAGCTCTTCACGACGAAGACAAGATGCAAGAGGGAGAAATTTCTTTGTGGCCCACTATTGATCCAGATAAGGAAAAAGATACTGACGGCAATCCGGGCCTTCACATCTTGGAAATGATACAGTTTGCAAAATCAGATTGGGTTACAGAAGCAAATCATGGAATGCGTAAGGATTTTGAGGACAAGGTTTTATTATTCCCATACTTTGATGCCGCCACCATTGGCTTGGCTATATCGGAAGACAAACTTAGAGACAGAAAGTATGACACTCTTGAAGATTGTGTTATGGACATAGAAGAGCTTAAAGATGAGTTATCGATGATAGTTATGAGTCAAACTCCTTCAGGAAGAGATAAGTGGGATACACCCGAGGTGAAGCTGCCGGGAGGTAGAAAGGATAGATTAAGAAAGGATAGATATAGCGCATTGCTTATGGCTAACATGTCGGCCAGAACCATACAAAGAAATCCTCCTCCACCAACGTATGACACGGTGGGCGGATTTGCCACTCTCATTAAAAAACCTTCAGACGGTCCAGACTTTATAGGCCCAGCTTGGTTTACTGAAGCTGTTAGAGGAATCTATGATTGATTTGGTGTATACTATCCTAGATCAGTCGTATTATCAATTGAATTAACAGGAAACAATCCAAATGGCAGACGAAATCAAAAATCAGGCACAAGAACAGGCTTTTGTTACTTGGAGTGACGAATCTAGTAAGCAAGAAGCTCTTAGAGTAACCGAAGGCGTTTTAGATCAATATGAGGGAGTGCAAAGGGCAAGTGCGTCTTCCAGAAGATCGTTTATAGACATAGAACCAAATAGATCAGTTCGCACCTCCTATATGAGAGATGACTATAATAGGTTCCGTGAGGACGAAGCTGTACCGGCCAGACAAAAAGAAGCTATAAGAATGTGCATGGCTGCTTACGACAGGGTGGGAATTGTTAGAAACGTTATTGATCTAATGGGTGATTTTTCTTGCCAAGGTATAATGTTAGTCCACCCTAACAAGCGCATAGAACAATTTTATCGTAAGTGGTTTCAGCGATGTGGAGGAAAAGAACGATCAGAAAGATTCCTTAATCTATTTTATAGATGTGGGAATGTTGTCGTTAAAAGAAGAAACGCCAAAGTAAACCAAAAGATAGAAAGAGATCTTAAGTCTACAGGAGAGGTTGATTTTGTCCCCGACAGTATCCCGGTGTCTAGGCGGGAGATTCCGTGGAAGTATGACTTTCTTAACCCTCTTTCCTTAGAGCTTGTGGGGGCAGAATTGTCCCTGTTTGCTGGCAAGCCACAGTTTGCTTTGAAGATTTCTAATACTCTGAGAAAGCAAATTGCAGCCGCTTCAATTTCTAAGGATGCTAATCGAAAAGAACTTATAGCGCAGCTTCCTAAAGATCTGTTAAGGGCTATAAAAGATGGCAAAAATATTCTTCCAATAGACCCCGATAAACTTTCGGTGCATTATTACAAGAAGGATGACTGGAGGATGTGGGCCAACCCCATGATCTATGCTATTTTAGATGACATCCTTATGTTGGAAAAAATGAAATTGGCCGACATCTCTGCCTTAGACGGGGCAATTTCGAATATAAGACTATGGACCATAGGTGACCTTGATAATAAAATTCTGCCGACTAAGGGGGCTATAAATAAACTGAGGGATATTCTTGCTAGTAATGTCGGCGGCGGCACCATGGATTTGGTATGGGGTCCAGAAATCGACTTCAAGGAATCCAATACTCAAGTTTACAGGTTCTTAGGTTCTGAAAAATACCAACCCGTTCTTACAAATATATATGCTGGTCTGGGTGTCCCTCCCACGCTAACAGGGTTAGGAAGTGGTCAGGGGGGCGGATTCACTAACAATTTTATCTCATTAAAAGTCTTGGTTGAAAGATTGGAATATGGGCGGAATACTTTAATTAATTTCTGGAGGGATGAGATCGAAGTAGTTCAGAAAGCTATGGGCTTCAGGTTTCCTGCCAGAGTACATTTCGATCAGATGGTCTTATCAGACGAAGCCGCAGAAAAGAATCTTCTTATACAGTTAGTTGATAGAGATTTGATCAGCGGCGAAACGGTCCAAGAAAGATTTGGAGAAATTCCAGAAATTGAAAGAATAAGAATTAAGAGAGAATCTAGGGAGCGTCAGAATGAGTTCTCTCCTCAGAAATCAGGCCCCTATCACAATCCCGAAAGAAGGCACGATCTTGAGAAGATTGCTCTTCAAAAAGATTTGCTGGGGCCGGAGGATGTCGGGCTTATCCCCTGTGGCCATACCGGAGATCACCCCTTCACAAAACCGGGTGACAGGCGAGACGATCTGCAAATCGAAAAGAAAAAGGAGGAACAAGAAGACAAGAGAGAGCAGAGAGAACAGAAGAAGTTTGAGCAGCAGCAAAAGTTTCAGCCTACAGGCAGACCCGAAGATGGTAGACCTAAGAATGCTAAAGACACAAAGAAGAGAAAGCAAAAGGTTGTAAAGCCTCGTGTGGTCGCTGATTCCGATTTTATAAATATGACACTTTGGGCTGCGGAATCTCAGAAGGTTATATCTGATATCCTCAACCCTGCACTCTTGGATCATTACGGTAAAAAGAATTTAAGAGGATTAACTAAAGAGGAGACTATTCAGCTTGAGGACGTAAAACTTTCAGTGTTGGCCAACCTAGAACCATATTCATCTATAACTCCAGAAGTTGTGCAGCATATCTTAGATGAAAAGTCTGGTGTACATCCTGATATAAAGTCAACGATCAACTCTTTGAAAAATGGTTTCACTGATTTAAATAAGAAAAATCCTAACATTGAGGAATTAAGGCAGATTTGTGC